CTAATCAACGAAAGACGCTGGGGCGACAACCCCTCCCCTTTTTACCAGAGAATCAATTGGCCTGTCGCGCTGGTTGTAACGATCATCATTGCAGGAGTCACTAATGCCCTTATCAACTGATCGTCAAGCAGAAGAACGGAAGATGAAGAGGATGAGAGAGAACAACGTCTGGTTGAAAAAAGCCTGGTTGCCAAACGTAAGGGTTGCGCTTGAGGCGAAGCCGCATTATTTCGGGAGATAAGATGAATTTAATTACGATAAAGCAAGCAGCCGAAAAGCTAGGCGTAAGCACCCGGCAAGTAGATCGCTGGGTTTCTGGCGACGAGTCGTTCCCGACTAAAAGAAAGCCCTATGGCCGACGATCTTATTTCATTGAATCGGAAGTCGATCAGTGGCTGGAGAATGCCATATCACTAAATGCGAAATCTTCGTAGGTCTGAAGTAGTTTTCTACGCCTCTCGAAAAGCTTTGATCTCATATAAGACGCGAACGTGTAGTCTTTCAGCTTATGACCTAGCTGCATCTCTCCTATAATGAAGTCTTCATGCCTATGTTCCGCATTCCAATCTACGAAAGTTGATCTAAAGCCATGCATGGTGATTCTTTGGTTTTCCTTATCGACGCGAGAAAACGTATCTAAAGATTTGTCGCAAGCCTGACTTGACATAAATTTAGATCGCCCTGTTTTAGTTTTGTGGGTTTGTTCAGTATTAGGAAACAATCGATCGCCTGATGAAGACTCTCTTCGTTCTTGCATAAACCATAGAAGTTTTTTTGGAAGAGGAACCTTGTGCATTCGGATTTTTCTGTTAGTTGTTCCCTTCCGAACAGGAAGCATCCAATGCCCATCCTGCAAGTCAAAGTCTTTCCAGAGAGCTTCTCTCGCGTCCCGCTGTCGTACCTGAGTTAGCGAAATCAATTTGAGGGCATCGTAGGAGGCTTCCTTTTTCTCCCACAACTCCGACATGAAGCCTGGTAATTCATCATGTGGTAATGCTGCGAAATGCTCTACTTCACCATCCCATTTCGGTAATAGATGTTCTAGAAAGTTTTTAAACTGAGCCGGGTCTTTTCTGTCAGTATATTTCTTAACTTGTGCATAACCGATAATTGCCGAAATCCTAGACCTAACTCGTTTTGCAGTCTCATGTTTCTCCATCCAAATCGGGGTAAGGATTTCCATGATGTGATCTTCGGTAATTGCTTCAATTTCTTTTTTACCGATTAAAGGATAGACGTAATCTCGTAACGATTGCTCCCACTGGTTCTGCGTTTTTCCTTCGTCCTTCCACTCAGGTAATTTTTTGACCCGAATATATTCTTCAACAACGGACTGAAAGGTTCTCTGTTTTCCTTCTTCGGCTACTAGGCTGTCTGCAAATTTTTGCTTGGCTTCTCTAATTACTACTTGGGGAGCTACTGGGGCAGACAGTAATTCGATAGCTTTCTGCTTCGCTTCCGTGGGTGACATTCTTGGGTAGCTGCCTATATAAATCCAAGGACGCTTACCATCGACTGTTGGCCGGATGTACCACTGCTTCCTATTTTTTTCGACAGAAATATAAAGCCTGTCACCGACACGGTGATTACCCAATTTTTGTATATTTTTTATTTGAATGTTGCTAAGAGACTTCGGCATAAAGCACTACCTTTTGCACTACCAATTGAAGTCCCATTATGTCGCAGTGAGTCTCATTGAGTCAATAAGGGGTTGTCTAACATGTTGTTTTTATTGGCTTTAGTCTTGGGCAGTCTTGAAGGTTATATTCCCGTCCCGACCTCCACGCACCCCCTACAGCCCTTTAGAATCAAAGGGGTAGGGTTTTAAGAAGGGTAAAGCACTACCAATAGCACTACCAACTGTTTTCGCAGTGGTTTTTACCGCACTATCTCTCGCTGCTCTTCGGTAAGATTCATAAGCTCATCATCGTTAAGAATCGCCGTAGCTGTTGACGGTAATACAGGTCCAGTTCTTCTTGGCGTTCCCTGGTAGCCTTGTGAACTAGGGATGCTCAACCTCGCTCTAACATCACTGCCCAGTGTCATGCCGACCCCCGGTATCCTCATCAAAAAGGTTTCTGCCATATTGCCGCGAAGAGCAAACATCGTTGCTATGTTTTTAGCTATATCGCCAAGCCTAGTGACGTTAATGATTCCGCTGTTTGAATTGTTCCTGGCAGTATTGTTTGCCATGTCAGCCACTCGACCAAACTGCCTGATCATATCGACTTGTTCTTTCGGGAACGCAGCGTTCAAAACGGCAGAATTTTCTCTGATCATCTTCTCAATGCCTGATCGAAATTTAGCACCAGACAAAGCATTGTTTGGCATCCGCCCTGCATCGACCATGCGAATAAACAATTCTTGCTTGAGCAGATTGAAATCCGACTCTGGCAAGAGCTTTTTCATTTTTAAGATATCTCTCTGTAACTCTCTTTTTGTTGAGAATCCCAAATTTGAAACATTAAAAATGTAGTTAGCGGCATCGGCAGGAGCAACGATTAGCTCAACACCGTCATCCAATGCTCCTGGTCTTGTCTGCGTAATACGATCAACAAGGTCTTTGCTTTTCCACGTTCTAGCAAAGTCTTTGTATTTGTCTGTTGCCTCTTTCCAAGAAGCAACCGCTGCCGGGTTACCAGAGATCAGATCATTTTGCATCGCTTGCTCGAAATGATCGTCAAACATTTTTTTCATGTTGCCGCGAGCGACTGAATCTGGAGTCCCAAAGGCTCCGCTGCCTAACTTCTGCCTCCATAGCATTAATTCGTTAACAGTCGCAGGAGAATCCCCGCCCACTAAAGCTCTGAAATCGTTTAAAAGCTCTGATGCCCCACCACCTACATCACTTCTTGCAAAATTAGAGTTTAAATAACTCTCCATCGAATCAGCAAAAGCATTTAATATTGTTGGACTTTGAGCTCCAGGGTCCGAAGGGTATATTAAAGATTCGGGAGGACGATCATTAAACCTTGCGTCAGCGCCTTCAGTCTTTGCGGTGTCGTATAAATCTTCGACCTCGTCCTTTGCTTGCCTCCTTTGACCTGACAAGGTTTGTTGGACTGATGCTGCCCCTTCGCCTCGATTAACGATTGGGCTATCCCCCGCAATTAATCGTTGCATCTCTGTCAGGTTATCCTCCAGAGCCTCCCCGGTTAAATTATCGAAATCGTTCAATCCAGTAGCAGCTTCCTGACCAAAAACGCCTTTTCTCATCTGGTCTTCGTAAAGCTGATCGCCTGGTTGACCACTGATCGATCCGCGAGTCATAGGCACATTAGGACCGGGCAGTGTATTCGCATCTGCTAATCTTGCGGCTTCTAAAGCGTCAAATGTTTCGCCGCCAGTGACTCGTCTAAACAAATCATCTCGCCATGCCTGGGTAGTCTCTTCCCATGCAACGCCATACTCTCTTAGTATCCTCTGTATTTTTTCGGTTGGGTTTCCAAACCGATCAATGACTTTTCCTCCAGTATCTTGCAGATATTTTTTAATCGGAGGAGCTATGATCGGCAACATATCAAAGAGCCCTACAGCCCCTGCTTCCATAGCGCCTTCAGTCAACGCTCGACCAACATCGACACTTCCTTCTCCCAACACTGCTTCCGGGATAGAATCTCCAGAAGCAATATTGCTGGTCACATCTCGCCCCACGCTCCCAGTACCGCCAGCGAGAGAACCTTTAAACATATTATTCATCAGACCTATACCAGCCTTACCCATACCAAGCAGCTTTCCAGGACCAGCGACAGACAAGGCTTCACCCGCAGTCATTGTCACATCGCCCATATCCGCTCCAGGACGATTTAAATAGGCTTGCGTTTGCTCTCCGGTCGAGGGATGCGTAAAGCTAGTATAAGTCAGTCCGTTGTTATCAGCGCCGAACACTGCGTTAGGATCGACCCTCTTGACCGCTGCTTTCTGCTTTTCTGGGTCGTTGCTGCTGAACATCATTGCAACGACTGATCTTTGAGCTTCAGGAACATTTAAGATCGTTTCTCTGAATCCAGGCAACTCAAGTTCGTTCCAGTTATCTCCAATCGCAGCCTCTCGCGCTCGCTCCATCATTGTTAATTCAGCGAAGTTGCTTGCTTTTGTACTATCTCCGCCCAAAAACTTACCGACAAATGATCCTTTTTTTGGAGATTCTAATTCGTAAATTTTGCCTATCTTAAATTGAGACATTTAAACTCCTATCCATCCGTAACTATATTCGCGGAAGTATTCTTTGGTCTAAGCATTGCTTCAGCTTCCTTTATCATTTGATCGAACATATTTGAACCTCTAAAAGTTTCTAAGAGATGATCTTCTATGCCATCAAAAGTATTTTGACGTTTATAGAATCTGTCTTGCTCTTGCCGCATATCGATCTTTCTTTCTTCCATCAGCACCATAGCTTGAACAATTAGCGCGTTAGCTTCGGGAGAATTGCCTAGCCTTGGAACCATCTCAACCAAGAAACTTCTATCGCTATCAGACATCGAACCAGGCATACCTCCGCCGTCCGCAGTGCTTCTTCCCGCAATAGCAAGTTTGTTGCTTAACACCTTAAACATTGCTTCGTTAGCTTGATCGCCTTCAAACGTGAAACCTAAATCAGTTAAAGCATCTCTCACCACCATTCTCGGAGGAGCAAAATAACCTTGATCAGTCTTGCTGCTTGCGATTATTGATTCAAGATTGTAAAGATTAGGCAGAGCGTTAGCGGCTGAAATTCCTGCATTGTAAATGCTAGTTGTAAATCCTCCGGTTCTTTCTCTTCTCAGATTCTCAAAGTAATTACTTGATACAACATCCACTGCCGCTTGATCTTCTGCTTTTTTAGCAGCGCCTTTTCCTCTTGCCATGTATTCTTGAAAAGAAAGTAATGTTTCTCCCGGTTTTATAATACTTTTATATCGAAGGTAAGCATCTCTATCGGCAGAAGGGCTGCTGATAACAGTTTGAGCGTTAGTCAAAGGATTTATTTGAGTTTTAACGCCAAACTGATCCGTCTGCACTGGACCTTGTATTTCGGTAACGAGTTTCTCTAACGCTTCGCCGCTTAACCTCTTTATCGTCTCGCTTTGTTTCGGAAACTGTCTCATTAAATCTTGACGTAAACCATCGGCCCGGCTCCGATCAACATAATCTTCGGCTACGCCTCTGCGATAAACATCCATTTTACGAAGATCATCATTACCTCTGTAAGTTGGAGCCAGCCCAAGGGCTTGCTTTGTTCCAAGAAAAAGATTGTTAACAAGATTCTTTATCGGCTTACCACTCTCATAAGTAACCGGAGCTTCAAGTTGTAATGGGTCTGCTGAAAGAATACTTTGTGCTGCCGTCAGCATTGGATCACCTTGCGGCGCTGGAGGCGTTAGGCTTTGATAGTATTCAGAATTTGGATTTAGGTACTCATCCAAAAGCTCTTGCTGATTGATGTTTAGGTTTAAAGCCATCTTAATAGCCTCCGCTCAAAACTTGTTGTGCGCTGTTCAAAAAATTAGGCATCTGATTAATTTTAAAGCCAGGCGACTGCTGCATTGGGAAAGGCATCCCTGGCAACTCTGGTATGCCGACCGGCGACGAGGTCGTTAAAAATGAGGGGTTGTCCTCAAGAAACTTACCTAATGCGTCAGGGTCTTCGCTTGATATCGCTTTCATAAAATCAACATTGCCGCCCAAAGTTTGCGACACGCCCTCAAGAGGATTTCGCAAAAAGTCCATAGAAGCTCCCATGCCGCCCTGGGCTGAATCAACTGCTGCCGATCCCATATTCCCTAACATATCGAAGAGCCCCATTTAATTACCCCCCGGCAAGCCAACATTAAAGCCGCTGCTTGATGATGATCCGACTGTTCCGCTAGGAAGCAAGCCAGCCCCGGCCCGTAGGAGATCAAACATTTTAAAGGGGTACTCTTGTTCTTGCTGATAACGCTGATACTGATCATCCATAATTCTCTGAGCTTGCTGCTGCTGGAAGGAACCAACGCCAAAGATGTTTTGTGCGTCCTGGTTCGCGAAGTCTCGGTAGTCTTGACCTAACCCCTGCATTGCCCGACCCGCTTGTAGTTGTTGCTGCATCCCTTGGAGCCCAGCATTTTGATTTTGTATTCCCGCTCTAAGCCTCGCGTCTTGGTTGGCTCGTTGTGCTGCAAAATTCGTATCCTGATTTCCTTGAGCGGCTTGAAGTCTAGCTGCTTGGTTTGCTCGTTGAGCGTCAAAATTTACTCGCTGATTCAATTGCTGCTGTTGCATCGCAGAATTTTGATTTTGTTGGCCTGTCTGAAATCCCATATTTTGGTTTTGGACTTGGCTTCTTAAATTTGCATCCTGATTTGATCGCTGCATCGCCATATTATTTGCAGCATTATTTTGCGAGTTTGAAATATCCGCTGCTTGATTAGCCCGCTGCATTTGCAAATTGTTTGAAGCATTCGCCTGGCTTTGTGTTAAGTCTCTGGCTTGGTTTGCCTGTTGCCGATTGAATTCGTTGCCGATATTGAATTGCCCGGTTTGCGAGTTTGAGGCTTGATTACTCTGCTGTCCGGTCAGGTTGCGAGAGATATCGCCTTCGGCTCTTCTTGCAGCCGATTCATATCCGCCCTGCCGTAATTGGCCTACTTGCCTGGCAGTCGCCTCTAATGCGTTTCTATCAGTCTCCGCTCGTTGGATCGCTTGTCGATCTCCGCCAAAGGCTCCTGCTGCAACTGCTGATGCATTGTTTTGGCCTTGCTGCATCTGACGAGCTCGATCGATATCCCCGATCGTTTGGTTAACAACCTGGTCCTCGTACTGATTGAGATAAGGATTTAAATTAGTGTTTGAAAACCTTTCAGCGTTTACTTGATCTGATCCAAGCAGCGCCATCGGGCTGATTGATTGTCCTGCAACCCCAGGGGTATTTGAAACATCCCGTGAGCTAGATAAAGGCACGTTAGAAATATTGTTCGCCATGACGTTGGGTTGAGCTCCCATCGCAGCAACATTAATATCCCTATGCCCGATCCCTTGAGCTCTTACATCTCGATGCCCAATTCCTTGAGCATTGACCTGGTTAGGATTATAGCTTCCAGACCTACTAAAGATGGCCCTGGCATCATTGAGCTCGCTGTTGCCTAGCTGCCCCCTCGCATTGGTCAGCGTCTGATTTAAGCCCTCCTGCTGAAAGGGAGACATAGGAGCGACTCGTGCGGCTTCGTAAGGCTTAAACTCTAGGTTGTTATAGAGTCGCTGACCTTCGCCAAATACAGACAATAGAGCCGCTTTTAACTGCGGATCAAAACCCTGGCTGGACTCGCTTTTGTTTTTGCCGAAACCCATTGTCCTTCTCCTTTATCTGTAATAATTCGGATTTAAAAGTGTGCTGCCAAACACATTTTGATTCGGCAAAAAAGATGGGTTGTAATTACTTCCACCACCACCTCCGCTGTTTGGAAGAAAAGAGGGGTTGTAGCCGCCTCTATTTCCCGACGCTGAATAGCTCGATCCCCCAAACGGGTTGGAGTAAATCTGGCTTCCAAGAGCAGCCCTAGCTGCTGGGGACATTCCAGCAAGCGGATCGTTAGGATCGGCGGCAGGAGCTTCTTTCGGAGCTTCTTTCACAGGCGCTGGTGGAGGTGCGTAGTTATTGCCTCCACTGCTGGGATAAGTTTGGTAATAGCCAGACAACGGCTGGTTAACCATGTTTCCAGAGCCGTAAAAATCTTGTTGCGGGTTATACCTCGCTGGAGCCGCTGCTGCTGACGATCCGTTGCCGCCCATCATTCCGCCTCTACTAGAACCCTGGGGCATTGCTTCAACTTCTCCGCCTCCTTTTCCGCCCCCGCCTTTAGCTGAACCGCCGCCTTTTCCACTACCCATTTTCTTTCTCCTTTACTTTTTTCGCTAACGTCACATGACTTAGTTCGTAACCGATATCTGCTAATGCTTTAATCCAGCCGCGCCTACCCGATAACGAGATGTAATCCGCGCCGATCTCCTGACATAAAAATTCCAGCGTTGAGTCGATTGATTTTATTTCTTCCAAATCGCCGCCAGCTAAAAATATGTGCAAGGTTTTAAGATTCGGATAATTGATAACCTCAGTCACCAAGCAGCTTTTTTCCATCGGCCAAAACTGCATGACCTCGTTCTGGACTGCATCGACAATGTTTTGGAAAGTATGAGAGCCTCCGCTGTGATTTAAAGCCTCAACGAGCATCTTTCGATAAGGCAACATTGCTTCCAGGGGAGTATCTGCTTTTAAAGCTTCTAGCTTCATATCGTCGCCGTCCCCAAATTTCCAGAATTATCGACAGTCAGTTTGTAACGAGTTCCGTTCGCTGATGTGAGAACGATGCGGCCATTTCCTACTTCAAGATCACCGTCTTTTTTAAGGTTCTGAGAATCGCCAAGCTCAATGGCTCGATTGATCTCCGACTGAATCATTGAATCGTAGGATTGAGAAGGAGTCGGCAATATCATCGCTTGCTCCCCGCGACAACGTCTAAGCGCATCGTGCCAACTCGCCAACTGTTCGACGTTGCGCTTGTAACCTTCATACTGACCTCTCGCCCGGTAAATCTGACATCAGTCGGATTAGCCATTGAATAAGGACCGTGAGTTTCTGTCGCGCCGTTTGGATAATTTCTCGTAATAAATTCAGCGGTCACATCGCCCTGAGTGTTCTCGTCAGGAATCAACGACCTTGCCACCATCAAGTTATCTCCCGCGCCAATCTCTACGGGACCAGATTGAACGAAGGGAATTACGTCAGCGTCGAATGCTGCACCAACCTCATGCTCATAGACATAAGAATCGGCTCCAGCTAATTGCGGAAAAACAAAAGTCCCAACGTCAACGCCAGCGGTCCTAGCTAAAGAACCGATTGACCAGATATTATCGACGTAATTGTAAGAAACATAAGAATCGTTTTCGATACTCGATCGAGATGGGTAGAACCAGAATATTTCGTTAAACCCAGAATTCAAAACGCCAACAATCTTTGACCGCTGCGCTTCGTTGATGTTATTGAAAAAGAAATCTCCAACCGCCGAAGGCAGAGTTCTTACTGATCCGTTATAGATATGAAAAGCATTCTGCCCAACCCAGAAGGCTGACTGCCCGGCGACCACGCAGCTATTTGCTGAAGTGATTCCACAGCCCTCACCTACTCGATTGAATCCGTATACAAAGGGAGGTCCGCTGTACCTGGCAACGTGAGCGTCTACATCCGTCAAGATCAAAGTCTCTCCTCTAAGACTTACGCCGGTAATGATCTTGCCATCTGTTGTTAAGTTCTGACCGCCAGCCTGATTTGTCGCTGAAGCAGCCCAGACGTTATTGTTTTCCTGGTCGCACCATTCGACTCGATCAGTTTCTCCTCCAGCGCCAAGCGCGAAAACGAAACGCTCGTTTGTAGTCAGGATAGAAGTGTTTGAAGTTGGAGCGTTGCTTAGGATAGCTGCTACAACGCCAGTGTTGTTCGCCCATTGATAAATCTTGCCATCGGTCGTGCTGCAACCGACTACATACTCACCCCAGGTATCGAGGCTCCAGGTAGTGACCGGGACATATTGAGCAGTATCCGGGCGAGGCGTTCCCCATGTTGAGAAGCCATACGTTGAGCCTCCCCAGCCTAAATTTTGAGCAGCGTCAGCGGTTCCAGACGTAAACCCTGCCGGGGTAATGTCGTGCTTTATTCCGTTTTCAGTTATCGCATACAGGTTCGACTGAGTACCAGCAACGGTCCTTCGGTTATTGGAATTGTCGGTATAGCAAAGAAGCGCCCGGCATATCCCGGTCATTGCGGAAGTTGATCTTCTCCTCCAGCCGCCGACAGGCTGCATCGATTTCTCATACCAGCGAACTAGATTTCCATCGTTCCAGGCATTTGATTGCTGGAGATTCGTACCGTTTTTTTGAATGCCTGGGGCAATGTCTAACGGGAGAAGCGCCATCTAATAACTCCACATCGCAGGGCTGACTCTGTCTGGATCGGTATCAATATGAATAAACCGACCTCCGCCTTTCTGATTGATCCCGACTCGCTTCACGCCATGCCTAATTGCTACCTCAATCAGCTTCAGAGCTCTCTCCCCTCGTACCGATATGTCAGCCGCATAGCCTCCCTGATGAGATCCAGGCCGAGTCTTCTTAACCTCGATGGGATGATCAGCACATCTGTACCCGCTGCTCACAACAAAGGGGAAATCACATTCCTCTCTGATTGAGTCGAGCGTTTCGACAAAGCTGTCTTGGATTCCTTTTGCCTGGCAATGCTGGCAAAGAAATTCTTCGGGCCGAAAAAATCTCACTTAACGAGCTCAATTTTAGGGTCGGCTGAATCCTTAACGATCTGGGCGTAAGCATTCATGACGATTAGTCTTTCTCGCCTGGCTTGCTCAAGCTCATCAAGCTCTGCTTGTATTTGAGTCATTCGCTCAAAAGCCGCCTTGCCTTGATCGTTAGATTTTTCTAAATCAATTTCTGTATCGTCTATGGTGATTTTCATTAGTCTTGAAACCTCTCGTTTTCTTCAACCCATTTCGGTACGCAATAAGCCTTTACCGGAGTGTCCTGCCTTATTTGATCTTTGCTCGATCGCAATCCGTACTGCATAATTCTCGCGTAATGCCAGCAACGATATGCATCTCTAAAAACCATCGGCTGCTCTTCTCCAAAGCTCGTTCCAGCCACTGTGACGATTAGCAAGAATCCTAGAACCACTTCGCTGCGAAGATAAGACCGATCGTCCAGGGAAATATCCCTATAAGCAGCGTTTCGATTCTGGTCATCCGCTGGCTCCCACGATCGAGCCTGTCGCAGAGATTAATGTATCTCTCCGCGCAAACCTCTTCGTGGGTTCTAAGATCATCTCCTTTCGCCATCAGCTAAGAGTCGGCTTCGTGTCAGGGAAATCAGATGTTGAAGGCCAATCCCTTAGTGCTGCTCTGTAGGTTATGTACGCAGCGTGTTGTGGGTGATCTGTTAAAGGCACGATAAAGTCGCTCGCCATTAACTCCTGATCTCGCCAATCTCTCGCTGTTTTTTCATCGGTAGGTGCTGATACTGCCTCCCAATCTGTGCCATCCCACGTTCTCCCTACAAAACTGTTATCAAACGAATCAATTGTAATGTAGGTAGAAGGTACGTTGTCCAAGGGCTGATTGTATTCAGTTACCGAAATGCATATGTTTTCGCTGTCTAACTGTGCATAAAAAATACTAGACATATTCCACTACCTCCCAATCTGTTGCACACTGTCCATTACCTTGTGATGCATAGCGATAGCCATCACCCGCAGTCAAGGTCAGCGTTGTTCCATTTGTTAAAACAACTCCTGCTGTAATTGAAACTGTTCCAGAATAAGCACCACTAACATGGCCTGAGAGCCAACCGTTTTTTGTAGAGACAACAACCATAGTTTTTGTTACATCTACTGAATTAATTGTTGCAGTAACAGTACTATTATAGGTAACCGCAGTAGACCCACGTTGAATTGTTTTTATTGGTGTTGATCCTCCGATAATCATTTCAATATCTCCTTCATAATACTGTCCATCCTATTGTGGAATCCACGAAAATAAGCTGTGCCGCGTTTGACGTAGGCATCGTAGCGTCAGATGCCGTACTATTTATGTTGCTGCCATTGCGACCCACTGTTAACAAAGCCGCTCCGACGTTTTTAAAGCTAACAGTATCTCCGGCTGACGGGCTGGCCGGTAAAGTTATCGTGAACGCTGTTGACGGAGCATTTGCAATAAGCTGATCTCCCGATATTGCGGTATACGCCGATGTCTTTATAAGCCAGGCGTTGTACAACCCGCCGCTCGTTACCCAACTCATCACGCCATTTCCATCAGTTGCTAAAACCTGATTTACATCGCCATCGCTGGCTGGCAGCGTCAAGGTTATGTTGCCTGAGTAGGCTGAGTGAGGAGCCGATTGCAGTCTCGTGTAATGCGCGTTTGACTGCTCGCAGTAGAAATCAATCTTCGACTGAGTCCCACCGTTCTTCAAAGCGATCGCGCCCTGGGTAATCGATACTCCGTTAGTCACTCCGCCGACTGTTGCGGTCGTTGAGACTGTTGCGTTAGCAAGAACTGTGGTTCCGCTAATATTTAGATCAGTTAATGCATCAACGACTGCCGCTCCTGATCCCGCACCATCGGTATACAAAATCTTAGTTTCACCGTTAGCGAGAGAAACATTCGATCCAGAACCCTGGCTAAATGTTATCGCCTGATTTCCGGTTGTCGCGTTTTCAATGATCCAGACTTTGCTCACGGTGTTAGGAGCAATCGTGATCGTCCTGGTTGCCGTCAAAGTTGTGCTAGTAACCTTTAGATGCAACGCTCTGAGATCGTCAGCCGATCCGTCTGGCATTGTCAGAGTTGCATCTGCATCACTGCCGAGGTTTTTTACCTTTGCAGCGAATGCGGTAGCGATATTTGAAAGCGTCGTGTTGGTCTTGGTTCCCCACGTTCCGCTTGCCTCACCTACCCCGATTTCCTCTAGTCGAAGAGGGTTGCTGTAACTTGATGCCATTATCTAGCTCCTAGTTGGTTGAACGACCCAATCGGTCGTAGCAATATTTTGTTGGACCCACTTTCGCCGGGCATTAACGACAACGCTTGCTGCCGCATTAATTTCAACATCTGACAAATGAACCTGTCCTGCAAAAATAGTGACGGTCGAGGTTGCAGGGATAACGACCGCTGTACCCTGGCTCTTGATCGCGGCAATCGTGACCGTAGACGCGCCTGGCATTGCAACGGCAGCGTCAACATAACTCCACTGACCATAGCGTCCAACGCTCCAAGCACCATTTCCGAATCCTTGCGACATCTGTTAAGCCAGGTTGATATCAAGGTCATTCGCCGGGATTCGCAAAACATCTCCAATCGCAATCGTCTTTGCGGCTGTTAAGTTCGCAAACGCTAGAAGGTTTCCGCCGCTCGTTGCGTCCATCACAGAGGCAGCAACTACAGTGCCGTACGCAGCACTAGCAGTCGGAAATTCCACAGCGCTCTGATTAGTCGATTGAGTCGCGCTGGTTGTAAACGTGGCCGGTCTTCTGACGTATCCGCCTCCGGTCACTTCAGTCCCTCCGCCGCTTGCCGTTGGCGCGACTGTATAAAGCGCAACGTAATAATTAGAGGGAGCCGTAAAAGCGTTGCCGCTGAAAACGTGGTCCAGAATCTCATTGCTTAAATAATTACTAAATGCCATTTTTTAGTTTCCTATTGCAAAGGAGAAAAGCGCATTCTTACGCTCGTCTGTCCCCTGGTCCGTTGATCTGATTCTTCAATGTCTAAAACTTTTTTCGCATAAAGCGAGGCCCAGGTTGTTATTCGCTCGTCATCTCTCAAGTAAGGGGCGCTCTGCAAAAGCGTTCCATACAAGTAAAGATCGGGCGCTAACTCTAGGAGCCAGTTTGTTGTGTTTGTGTTTGAAAGCTTCGGCACGTTTCTGAAGTAGACGAGCTCCGCCGTATAGCTTGCATCGGGACTTGGAAAGACCTGAAACTCAGTACCGATATTGGTGTAATGCGTTGGGCGACCGACTGCCGAGCTTGTTGCCTTCAACTGATTCAATGCTTCCCCAGTAACATATTCAAGGGGAGTCACTGGGTTTGTTTTAACGATCAATTGCTGTGACTGCATCCAATCGCTAGGCGTTGCCGAATACTCGCTGTCAATCGTTGCATCCGATCTTGTAATCATCTTTCGATGGCGAAGCGTTCGCGTGAACTCAGCTTCAGCTAGAGTAATGAAGTCTGGAATCTGCGCGGTCAGGTCAGACCGATTTAGCCAATCTGCTATCGAGCTTTGCAGTTCTGCGTAGGAAGAAAGCGACATTAAATCGTTCCGCCTCTAGTTCTAAAAAACTTGTTATCTGAATCGTTGAGCCAACGCTTCAATCGTTTTTCATCGTCCACAATTCCTTTCGCTTTTAAGTCGTAATAAATACTTAAAGGAATCGACGCAACCTTAGAAAATTCTCCCCATTTCGCTCTAGCATCGACCTCTTTTTCGGATCGTTTATTGGCCTCGATAATCTTTGTGACATCTTGACTTGTGCTAATTACAAAATGATCGTCTGCAAGCGTTTCACCAGCTTCATAAGTGAAGTCGGTGGAAATTCCAGACTGCGGATCAAAACTAAGGTTGCGCTTCATCTTTTTCTACCTCTTTATGACGTAGTCAGGTCGCGGATTACTCCGAGCCCTGCTTCGTTGTCAACTTGCAACCCGGCTTCCATTAATAGTAACCACTTACTGGCATCGCCAGTCTTAGCAAGCTCTTGCGTATTCATCGGACGCAAAGTTGCTAACTGGACCATGTCAGGATCGATTACATAAGCGTCACGATTTCGGGAGAACCGATTCGGGACCACCGAAAGGCTACCGAAATCCGAAACATATACATCGGCAGCTCCGATAATTGTTGTCGGACCATCTGGAGCCATGTAACGCTGTGCCGCGATACCCGCGAAGCTACTAACTTTGACCTTGTTGAACGGGTTAACCATCAGAAACTTGGGGTCGCCTCCGTTTTCAAAAACGCTCTGTATCACAGGCTTCAACAAAGTTTCGGTGAAGGCTCTCTGAGTTCCGTTGACGGGCCCGGCGTTGACAATTCCGCCTGACAGAGTTGGGTTCACACCATTAGTACCGTTTGAGGTATTAGATGTTAACCAACTTGTTAGGGGGGCGGTTTTCCGCGCCGCTGAAGTAGAACCACCAGCGGCTGGCGTATGCACTCCGCAAAGGTTGAACTCAAGGTCACGACGCAAGGCTGCACCATTCTGTGCTATGTTATATGCAACTGAACTGCGTCTACCCGCTAAATCGAGCGCCCCAGCTAGGTTGTCAGCGATGAT